AGGGAGAGGAAATGCGACCTGATGTTTTATCAGCTAATTTCTATGCATCTACACAGATGTATGATTTAGTACTTAAACATAACGGTATATCTAATCCATTTAGTATAGATGAAGGAGATGTGTTTATCTCTGGCCCAGCAGATGAGATGGTTACAAATAATACAGCTTCAGCTAAATTGAATGCCGCAGTAGAAAGTGTAAGACAACAGTATATCAATACCAGTAAAAAATCTCTAACTGATAGAAGACTTTCTCTAGTCGAAGCAAAAAGACAAGAAGCTGAAAAAGTTCGTTCATCAGAAGCTATGAAGAAAAGAGCAGAACAATCTGCTATACCGGGTTCTTTATTGCCACCTAATATTGCCGAAGAAGGAGAAAGAGAAATCACAGTAGTAGGAGGAAAAGTATATTTTGGAAAAGATGTAGTAAGAGGAAAAGAAGAATGTGCAGAGCCTTTAAGTAAAAGTGAATTCTTATCTAGATTAATCAAAAACAGAAATAAATAATGAATAGCGTAGCAGAAAACGTTAATCAGTTACAAATAATAAAGCAAGTAGCCAAACCCTCTATTTTACTTGATGAAATGTCAGTGATTGATACAGAATATGGTACTAATCAGACTATTGGCCCTGATAATCAGGGCCCTGTAAAATACACAAAAGCTGTGGCTGGTGATATGCCTCTAGTATACATGAATAAAGTATACTATAGAGGTGTAGATATAGTATCGATGCGTATTTATTCGACAGATTTCTTACCAAGACTAGATTTGACACTGCTAATAAGAAATAAAGTTGTATATTCTACATCATTTCCAAAAGATGGCGATATAGTTTCAATATTTGTACGTTCTAAGGATGATTTACTGAAACCTATTAGAAATGACTATTATATAACAAGTGTAAGAATAGATTCATCAAGAAATGAAACAGGATATGATAATATGTACATTGCTGGTATTTTATATGTACCGGGTATGAATAGCCAGAAATGTCAATTTAATTCTGGAAAAAGTATAGATGTACTACATAAAATATCTCAAGAATTACAAATTGGCTTCGCAACAAATGAAACTGATACTTCTGACGACCAAACTTGGATTTCACCGTATCAGAAAAAGATTGACTATGTAAAAGAAATATCTAATTCAGCTTGGAAGAATGAGGATTCTTTTTTCAAGACTTTTATAGATGTCTTTTATCATCTTAATTTTGTCAATGTTGATCCTCTGTTCTCACTTACGCCTGGTTTTGAATTAGGCGTAGATATGCAAACGTTTTCATCAGATTATGATGATTTCATGGAGCTAATGAAACATGAAAGTAACATTATGTTGACGAATAGCTCATCAGCTAAATTTTCTAAGTTTAGGATAGCTAATTATGAACAGAAGAATTTTGCAAATGCGATCAACTTTCATGCAGGATATATGAAGTATATGCATTATTATGATTCACTTCTAAAAGAAAAGATAGTATTCTTATCTGACCCTAAGACAACTCCTGGAGCAGAGAAAGATAAATATCTTTTAAGAGGTAGAAATGCAGAAGATCAAAAAGACATGTATGTTTCACATGATTGGATGGGTACAGTATATGGAGCAAATGGTGAGAATTGCCACTCTAAATATCTGTATGCAAAATCTTGGAATTATCAAAATCTTTTACATTTACAGAAACTGAGTCTTGATGTCACATTAGAAGGAGTAAATATGAACTTGAGAAGATTTCAAGTCATCCCAGTTCTAATCGTAATAGAACGAGATCAATCAAGAAAACAAGCTAATCAGACTGAAGAATCTGACGATAAATCAGGACAATCACAAACCGATCAAGATCTATTAGCTGTAGATAAGTTTTATTCTGGTTTCTATGTTATAGACGCAATAGAGTACATTTATGAAATGGGTCTTTTAAAACAGAAACTTACACTTCTACGAAGAGAATGGCCAGTACCACCAAATAAAAAATAAAGAATGTTAGTAGATAAATTAAAACGAGGATTTCTTACAAGTGGGATAACAAAAGGCAACGATCCGTTGTACTTTGCACAAGATCCTACATATTTAAGTTTTCATCTAAACTTCTTTTTGCCTGATGTAGATAGTGGTTATACTGCCGATGAGTTTTTGATGTATTCATTTGCTCATGATGGTCTATTTCGCAAATCTCAATTTTCAAAAAATGATTCATCAGCATCTAGTATAGCAGATCGTATAAATAATTACGATTTTACAGATAGTGCTGAAGATTATCTCTATTCTATCGGAGCTGTTACAAGATTAGCATCACTAGAAAGTTTCAAACTATTACTCAGAAATATTCAAGATAAAACTCCTTGGTATTTTCAGAAAATAAGTGGAACAGAATCGTTTTATACTATAGATCCGAACTTAAATACAATTAAAGATGGTATACTTACAGTAGACTGTTTAGAAAGTGTAGATCAACGAGTATCTTTATTAGCTGATTTATATAGACATGCCGCATGGGATGCAGAACGTAAAAGAGAAATATTACCGTATAATGTACGTACTTTTAAGATGAGAGTACATGTATTCGAAATGAGAAATTTTGATGCTTCTCTACAAACAAAAGTAAGAACCGTATTAGATATGAGCGATCATTCTACAATATCTACTATAACTGATCATATTGATCCTTACACAACTGTTAGAACATATGAACTTGGTCAATGCGAATTCGATTTCTATTCTGCTGCACCATCGTATTTATCTGAGATATCAGTAGCAGAAGTTCCAATGTCAACATTTCAGTTTAAGATAAAATTTAAAACTGTTAGATTGACAGCAGAATACCCATTCTATAAATATGTAGTAGATAATGTTTCATCTCTAATGGAATTTCCTTCCGATAGTACTCCATTCGATTCGGGTATTATTCCTAGTACAAGAATACATCCTAATCCATTTTATGATGCAGCTCCAGTAGAAACAATACGATCTTATTTTAGACCGACTATTGAAACTGAGATACAAAATACTCCTAATCCCACATATGAAAATGTCTATGGTAATCCGCAATCTGGTAGAATAGGTGGCGTAACAGGACAAATTCTAGGTGCATTAGAATCTAGAGTAAATACTGCTATTTCAAGATTAGATTCTAATGTTAATAGTGTCATAATGGGAAATGTATACGATAATGTGCCTTCGCCATCTCAAGTTTCACAAGCTCTATTAGGGTTTTTCAATCCTGATTTAGGTGTAGGTAGTGCAACACAAGTAACAAATCAACAAGCAATACGAGGGAACGTTTTCGATGAGCCTAGAACTACTGCTAAACCAGCTGAACAATCAAACGTATATAGAAGATAATGGGAGATTTTACAAATAATTCGAAAGATTTAAGACTGAATGAATGGATTGGAATCGTTGAAGATAATAATGATCCAAACTTTTCAGGAAGATGTAAAGTAAGAGTGTTTGGTGTTTATGACGGTAAAGAGAATGACAAAATAGATAATTCACCCTATACTATTCCTACTGATAAACTTCCATGGGCTTATCCCGCTACTGGAATAATCTTCGGTTCAGGAGAAGGAGCTGGTAACCTATCAGTACCTAAAAATGGTGCAAAAGTCAAAATCAGATTCAATGGTGGTAATCTTTACGCTCCAGAGTATTTTGCTGTACAAGATATAAATGACGACCTAGTAAATGAAATATCAGATTCATATTTAGATTCGCATGTTTTAATGTTCGATAAAGAACAAGATTTAAAAGTTCTATATAAGAAGAATATAGGAATGCAAATCTATTTTAAAGGATCGAATATAACGATAAATCCAGATTCAAGTATATCAATTGAGCATAAAGACACGAAAAGCATCATAGAATTAGTAAATGGTACAATCAATATAGTAGCTAATTCAACTATCAACCTTACATCAAATACAAAGATACAAGCGGAAACTAGTGAAGCTATAATAAATGGAAATACTTCTACAAAATTAGGACCTTCTCCTCAATACTCAAGCGTATTAGCAGAACCACTATGGATGTTCTTAAAAATGATGGCTCAAGCTATTGATGCTAAAGCGCCAAGCACACCTGGAGTAATGACTGCTCAAGCTGATGCATTCGAAACAATATCAACGTCAAAAAACGTTAAATTATCACCTTGATGAAAACTAATACACAGATTTTAGATAAGAAATGGTGTTGCAATAGAACATTTAATATAGAGGGAATTGGGAACGTCACGTTCCCTCCCGGTGTATTTACAGTTAATATTGAAAAAGACACAGAGATTAAGCTATATGATGAAATTCCAGATAATGATGAATTGACATCTACTATCGAATCTATAAAATATGCATTAGAAGCAGTAAATGAGTTATATGATGAAAAGCTAAGTAGCCAAATACAGAATGCATTTTCTTCTATTTTTAACTATAAAGGGCAGTCTAAGATTAAATTGAAGTTACCATTCAAAATTATTCTGTCAGAGGACTTCTATGGCATTAAGTTTTCTGTATTGTTAGATTTATCAAAGTTTAAATTCTCGTACAATATCGAACAGTTTATAGAAGATAAACTTAAAGCTATCGATTTTTTACAGAATGATCCAATATTGAATCCTAAAGCTTTCCCTATTACACGTTCTATAGATTCTACAACTACTCAGAAATCAGTAGAAGAAATTCTTACAGCTTTAGCGGGTAAATTGTCGACTAACGATATGTTAGAGTATGAAAAATTAGATAATGTTCAAGACTTATTAAGAAGAGCAAAAAGAGACGGTATAGATATAAGAGAAACCTTCAATATCGGTGAAGAACTTTTGAACATGTCTGGTGAATTTACACCAACAGAAGTAGATAACATATCAGTGACAGAAGTCATTGATGAACCATGTGTAGATTGTCCAGATCGTGAAACTAATTTGACACATTTCAAACCAGAAGAAGTAAACATTATTTCTACACAATGCTGTGAGCCAGTAGAAGAATCATTAAATGAAAGTGTCGATATACCAGAATCTACAAAAGAAGACCTCCCTAATACGCCTCTTACAGACACAGACATAAGTAAGATGGTAGATACAGTACGCAAAATATCGGATGATTTAAAAAAATGTTCAGATGAAAAGGCGTTTGCTGACGCTTATAGAGAAAAACTCTATAAAATAAGAGAAGACCTGTACCCGTTATATTTATACGTTACAAAACGAAATGAATATTTTGAATCATACGAACAGATAATATCATATCAAAATACTATAGCAAAACAATACGCTAATATAATAAAAGATTTAAGTAATATAGTATCGATTGGAACAAAAGCTATAAAAACATTCACGAAAGATACTGGCATTAGTACATCAGATATAGACACACTTAAATTAGATCCTTCATTGAAGAATATAAATACAGTGTTGACTAAAATTACTGATTCATCTTTAAAAACAAAATGGGGATCTGCATTTTCAACATATAATACATCCATAACAACGTATATCAACGATATAAACACCAGTAATACGTCAATAACGGATTATTTAGCTATTATAGATAAATTAGAACATGAAAATAGCTATACACCTATACTCACAGGAACATCACTTAATCTGCTACGAACATCAAATAGTGTAGATATTGTTAATCTGAGTGAAATTTTCAGTCCTACCGAAGATATAAATAATACAAATTATACTAATCAATCCGGTATCAATCTAAAGAACAAAGGTAACTTTTATCTTCTGATAGACACTGAGAAGACTGTTTACGATGAAATAAAAACTATTTTTGACATGGTAGATGAAATAGGGAATTTCGAAGTTCTCTATAAACCATCATCTAAATTATCTAAAACGGGTACATCTACAGGAATAGTCTATAAAAATGTATGGGATAAATATGATTCTATATCGAGAATAGATTTCTTATTCACATCCGCTGAACAGGGATATATTTCAGCTAAACCTACGACTGATCAAGTCATAAATAATGATGTAGAAAATGTAGAAGTGGATGAAAAGGTGATGACTAAGTTTCTGAGTACATTCGATGCCGAGCAAGAGATAAGATTATTGACGAAAATAGTAGAAGCAAGAAAAATAGATACTGAATATTTTAGCAAAATAGAAACATTTGCTAAAACAGAAGCTGCCAAGACTTATCAATATGAAACATTTGCACTGTTATTTGGATTAGACAATATAACTAAAAAATTCAAAGATCAGAAAGCTAAGTATAAGGCAGAGTATGATACGATATCAAAATTTAATGCTGCATTAGGAGATAAAATAGATTCTTTGATTTCTTTTTCTAATCAGAAAAAGAAATGTTTCGAACAACAAGAACAGAATCTAAAAGATCTGTATGATACAAATGAAGAAGATACTTCATTAGCTTCACCATGTTCTGATCCCAAAGGAATTGGACAGATGAATCCGTTAAACCCGAGCTATATAAAGAATTGTTATTGGAAAGAATATACTAAGAATTTGCAGACTGTATCATTTATGCCTATTCCCGATATAAAAAATTTCAATAAACGACTATTCAGATATTACCCTGTAGGATTACAGATTCCAGTACCAGCTATTCCAGGTGTATTGCCAACATTACCTCTGGGTATACCTGATATACGAATAAGCATACCTCTGCCTATTCTCTGGAAGCATTTATTCACTTTAACTACACCTGCAGGTCAGTTTGTTTTGTGGATAACTTATTGTCCGCCGTTCACTGTATTTCCGTATCTAATGTTCATAGATGAAGTTCAAAATACGACATTTATTTTGACACCTAAAGGACCTACACCTGTTCCGATTAAATCGTTAGGATGGAAAGATCATTTTGAAAAATCAATAATAGAGAAGATACCGGGACTAAAAATACCAATGCCTAGTCTACCACCTGTAGATTCAAATGTGAACAATAATCTGCCAGATACTGTAAAGTCATGGTTAGAAGAATTGAAGGGAGGAGTTAAGAAAACTATCGATCAGATCAATACTCCTAAAGATACAGTTACAGCGTCCGATCTTGAAAAGAACAAGCGTCTATTGTCATTTAAAAAGACAATGAAAACGATAATAGATAAATTAGATAAGGGCATTATATCAGACGATTTCATAGAAGTCATAAAGCAGTACGTATCATTTATAGAAAATGAAGTGGCATTACGTGCTACTAAGATGATAGATTTCGAACCATTCTATGTGCCAAATTCAGTATCTAAAGCTTTACAGCTTGACGCTATAACTGAAGCAAATTCTTTGAAACAGAGAGTTTTAAAGTTACAGAAAAGTGGTATCAATTTAAACATTAATACTTTAGACTTTACTGTTATCGTTAAAGAGAAGATACTCAATATCCTTGAAACAAAATCGGGCAAGAAGATTATTTCTAACTTCGATAGAGAAATACAAGAACTGGAAAATGAAATAAAAAATAAGACTTACGGTGTATATTCTGCAGAAGAACAACACAGAAAAAGAATTATTCTAATACAGAAATATTTTTCAGAAATAATAAAGAAGATAACATCAAAAATAGTACTAAGGGACTTTGGTATAACTGAAGAAATGACATCGTTGATACCAATATTTCTGCCTTTTCCATGTAAGAGTAATATATCGATATCGCCTATTCCATCCTGGTTGATACTTATTATCGCAGCGATCAAAAAACTGGATAGTATTGTGACATCTGACGATATGACAATTAAGATAGATAAAGCAGTATCATCACAGTATAATTTTGCTTTACGCTTACCTTCTGCCAGAGATTTGATATCAGACATAACACAAGATGTTTTAATACAAGTAATGAACAGTGTAAGTGTACCTGTGCCTGGATGGCCTTCAGCCGTACCATTTATCGAAAAACCGTCAATCGTAAAACAGTTAATACAAAATTCATTAACGGATATCTTCAAGACTAAATTACGTATGCCTGCTATAGGTGGAATTACTCCTATGAAAATTGAACCTGATTCTGTAAAGAAATTGGCATCACCTGTGATAGATATTGCTGTAGAAACTGTATTCAGTATATTAATAGAAATAATTATTAAACAAATAGCTAGTGCGAATGAACAAAATAATATACAAACTATAAAGAATATACTCCAGATAACAAAATCTGTTTTAGGAACAAACATAGAAGATTTGACATCTGAAGACTTAAATGAAATAGCAACAGCATTCACGAAAAATGCAATTCTTGAAGTTGAATCATCATTAAATGATACATTACATCTTTTAGATGTGCCAAGCAAACAACTTGTATCATTTATGGCTTTATTTTCTCCTATACAAGGAATAAAATCAAGTATTCTTCTGAATAATCAGAAAGGACCTTATATCGAAATAGGAACAGATATAATACGTGCATTGATGAGTAAAAATAAGATTACTCCGAACTTTTTAACGACCCTTCTATTATGTACAACAGGTATACCCGGATGGACAATTTCATCATTGTTTAATCCATCTAGAAGTATAGAAAAGTTGCCTCCTTGGGAAAGATTATGTCTAAAAAATGCTCCGTATGTAGTTTTTTTAGATCAAATTGCAGCAACAGCACAACGAATAGGAGGATTAGGAAACAGTTATTTAGCTCCGTATTATACACCAGAATAAATTATTAACACTTTAAACATAATTAATATGCCAAAAGCATTAGTTGAAAACAAAACAATCGTTAAACAAAATTCAAAGGATAAAATCTATTGCCATGAATCTTATACACAAGAAATGTATGACAGGTTCAATGGGATCGATATCAAACCTAAAGACGTTAAGCTTGGTCAAAGTTTAAAAGCTCTAGATTTGGAAGTCCTAAATACCGGTGAAGTTGAAATTCACACCGACGCAGGAATAGACATCTATCTTGACATGCGAAAAGAAAAGAAATATTTCGAAGCTATTGGTATTACAGATTTCAGTATAGAAAATCTTAAGAGATTATCTAGAGAAGGAGTATTCAAATATCTGTTCAAGGAGAAAGATGAATATGTAGTCCTAAAAGGAAAAGAAGGTGCTGAAAGAGGAACATTGTATGATTCACATTTAAGTTTCGTACGAAGAGAGTTTACAAAACAGATTACTTTACAATCTAACGCATACGTAGCAAAAGTTATTTCGAAAAATCAAGGTGGTTTCTTCATTTTGGTCGGTGGAGTAGAAGCATTCTTGCCTGGATCATTAGCTGCTGCTAATAAAATCGTAAACTTCGATACCTTTATCGGTAAAGAAATTAACGTAATGGTTGAAGATTATCTACCAGCATCAGATACTTATATCTTCTCATATAAGAAATATCTAGAGAAAATCTTGCCTTCTAGAATGGCAGCATTAGATAGAACAGCTAAACACGTAGGTATTGTAACAGGAGCAAGTAAATACGGTATATTCGTAGAATTTGAAGAAATTTTCACTGGTCTTTTACATAGTACTGAAATGACTGAATCTACTCTAGAGAAATTCAGTTCTTACAAATATCGTCCAGGCGATAAAATTGAACTATGGGTTAAAGATATTAAAGGTGACAAATTAATTCTAACAGAAATCGATCCTTCACAAAAAGTCGATGAACTTAAAACATTCAAAGATAAAGTTGAAGGAACAGTAATGTCTGTTAAAGCTTCTTCTATCAAACCTTTCGGAGTATTCTTCGAAATAGAAAAAGACTTAGTAGGTCTCTTACCAACTAAGGAATTAAGAAAAATGGATGTTAGAGTAGAAGTAGGAGAATTTTATCCACTCTGTATATCATCAATTGAACCTGATACCGGTAAAATCTACTTATCAGCAATTAATGATTCTAAATAATCATTTCTTATTTGACTTAAAAAGCCAAGGGATTTTATCCCTTGGCTTTATTTGTTTGTCAAGCAGATATATAATAAGAACAAAATAAAATGTATGCAGGATAAACTTTTAAATTATAGTGCTTTATCGTCGTCTGTCGTGGGCGTAGAATATGAATTCTATAGCTTCAAGTCACCGAATATTATAGCTAAAGAAGTAGCTAAAATATTGGGTAAGAAAGTATTGATTAGTAGAGCATCTGGAAATGTCAAAGATTCTAAATCGGCCAAATATACTGATGATGATCTAGTAGCAAAAGTTACGACTACAGGAGCTAACGATAAGAATAAATCTGTTAGTAATGTTTCAAATGTGTTTACGCCTGAACTTCTTAGTGACAAAGAAAAAGCTAAGAAAAGCAAGTCAGAATTTGTGCCTACCGCTTCTACTTTAGTATTAAAGAGAGATTACAGCGGCGGAAGAGACATGAATGAATTAGTGACGGGCCCTCTACTATATGAAGAAGCAAGACTTACTATAATCAAAATTTTAGATTGGATACGATTAAATGGATGGACAGACAAAAGATGTTCTATGCATTTGAACATAAGCTTTAACCCATTTTTATCGAAATTGAAAAATGGAGTTTCACATTTGGAGCCTTTGAAAATGATCCTTTCATACGATGAAAAGTATATTTACGATAGATTTCCAAATAGAAAGAACAACGTATATGCTAAATCAGTGTATCAAATTCTTCCAGTTAATAAGTTTGTATTCCAAAGTACTGCCGATAATTTAGATCCAGCAAACTTCATCGTCCCAGATGAAAAATATTACGGCCTCAATTTTACAAAAAGAGTGCATAATTATCTAGAAGTTAGATATGTAGGAGGAAAAGATTATGAAAAGAAAGTAAATAAAATATTAGAAGTATTAGATTATTCTATCTTAAAAATCTATAATGCATTACTTAACCCGGGAATTGATCTAACTGAAGCAGAAAAGCTAAGAGGTATGATGACTAATATGAGAAAGATAACTGAATCATTTTCAAGTCCTCAACGTTTCTTCATTGATTATCCAGCTATCAATGTACTAATCGATATGAAAGGTAACATTGAAATAGTCAAGAGCTACTGGACAAGTTTACGTGAACAACTATTCAGTCTTATTATATCAGCTGGAGCAACAGAAGGTGTATTTAATTATGATACCGATATGTCTAAGCCTCAATTTAGATTCGGTAAACTAAAGAATGTTCATGAACTCAGAAATTTTGAAATTTTCGATAGTGAGTTTGAAGGAAGTGCATATGATTGTCTATTCTTTAGATGCAAATTACAGAATAGTAGAATAGATAATTGTTCATTAGTAGAATTTAATACAGTAGAAGATTCGACATTAGAATATTCATCATCATTAGGAACTAATACATTAGTCAACTGTTACATAAATTGTCCAGATTCCATAATCGAAGGTAGCATCAATGGTGGAGTAATAAGAAATGCTATACTTGGAGTAAGAGCAGACTTAACATCAGATGTTATGATAGTTAATCAGAAATAATTTTAAATATGACAAAAAATGATTTAGTACAACAAGTAATGAGAGAACTTGATAGTTCATTTGCATTGCCTGTCCAAATTCAACCAGCTGAAATTGAAAGAAATATAGAACAATGTTCAAGATGGTTCTATGAAAATTATAGGGATTCTGTAGAAACCCAATATTATATCATAAAGTCAGATCAATTCGAAAAACCTGAATTTACTGCTAATCGTACAATAATGATGCCCGATTGTGTAATATCAGTATTTGAAGTTAAAGAAATAACTGGTGCTGGATTACTTGGGATCGTAGATAGAGATTTTGCCGATAATAAACTTATAGCTTCAGAGATTTATTTATCACCATTCACTGGCGATAGCTTAGTACAAAGAGTAGCTCAATATCAATTCTACGATTTAGCCAAAGCATTTTTCCTTGATCTTATTCGATTTGACTTTAATAGACGTACACGTAAATTGAAAATTCTTGGTAGAAATCCAAGAAGAGATGTATTTATACAGACATACGTTAAGATTCCAGAAGACGATCTATATGAAGATTTTTACTTTTATAGATATGTCACTGCAAAATCTAAATTGTCTCTTGCTAGACAGTTAAGCTTTTTTGATTTCAATCTTATGGGTGGTATAAAAATTAATGTAGCAGATCTACGATCAGAAGCAAATGAAGAGATAACAAAAATAGAAGGTGAAATTGATTCACAGAATTCACCTGACTTTTTCGTTACTTGGCACTAATATAAAACTAATTATGAAAATTTTAAACTTTATGCAATGGATAAATGAAGCTGCATCTAAACAGCATGTATATGACAAAGGATGCGTAATGTTATTCTTTGATTTCCCTGAAATGAAAGAATTACAAGAAGATATAGATGAAGACGATCTGTATACTGATCCGGAAGATGATTCATACGGTTTAGAAGATGAACCACATTGTACTATTCTATATGGTCTTGAACCAGAAGTAGAATTGAAAGACATAAAGGGCGTAGTAAAACAATTCACATATAGTCCATTGATAGCACATAAAGCTTCTTTGTTTAAGAACGATAAATATGATGTCCTAAAAATGGATATTGGTTACGTGAATCCAGATGAAGAAAACAGATTTTTACATGACTGTAATAAAGAACTTAAAACTTTACCTTTTGAGTCTTCATTCCCTAATTATCATCCACATATGACTATCGCATATTTGAAATCAGGAAAGGGAGATAAATATGTTAAGCTTCTTAAAGATAAAGAATTTGAAATAGAACCTGAAAATATAGTATTCAGTGAAACGGATGGTACAAAAACACCGATTTCTATTAAAATAGTTAAGAATGACACTATAACAAAATAAATATTATGAGAACTATAAAATACAGCGAATTTAAAGCTAAGCATATGCCTCATTTAAACGAGGAAGAAAATAAAGAGGTAGATACTATAACAGTTGACGTACCATTATTTATTCGCTTATTGGAATATGCGAAAGAGGATGCTAAAACAGACATGGACTTGCATAGAATAACAGAAAATATATTGCAACTTTCAAAAGCTAAATCACAGTTTTCAATGAAGGATTATGCAACAATTGTGAACAAGGGGCTAAAGTAACTGAATCTCAATCCTGAGCCCCTGAAGCTAAGGCTGACAGACCACGAGGTAATTCTCTAGGAGTGCAGTTAGGAGATTCTATAACATACGGATTAGGACCGTTATAGCTTCGGCTATCCTGGGTTGATTTGAATTCGCTCCTCAAATCAACCCATTTTTATGTTTTATAGCATGGGCCGATAGATATATACCAAAATAAATCCAATATGCTTAAAGAACTTTATACAAGAAATCCTGATGATGCACTATACGTAGAAAATGTATATGAGATAGAATCATCATTGGAAAATCTTATAGGTCAGATCAGAATGTTGTTATTTACCAAACCCGGTGAAATAATAAATGATCTAGCATTCGGAATCGATATTGAATCCCTCGTATTTTCCACCAATTTAAGTAATGTAGCAATACAAGAGAAAATATCTACTGCTATATACAGATATTGTCCAGATGCTGGTGAATTTACTGTGAAGATATCGGTAGAATTTTATAAAGGTACAGCCAGAGATATGTGTTTAATAGATATATCGATAGATGGTACAAAATATCTAGGAATTTTAATAAAATAAAATATAATGAGTACAGATTCAAGCAAATTTCCAACTTTTTTAAATAAAGCTAGATCAGATGCAAAAGCACTATTCGATCAGTTTTATACTTATATGACAGATAAGTATGCCCAAGCTGGAAAGACATTTTCTATAGCTAGTGCATATGGACAGATAATGCATGCATTATCTCAGATATCTGAGATGATACTCTATTACATAGAAGATGCTATAACTGAATTGAATATTTCTTCTGCTTCTAGAACGACCAGTATTCAATCTCTTGCAAGATTATCTGGGCACAACATAACTAGAAATATATCAGCTACAGGAGAAATACAAGTCACCCTTTTGAAAAACCCAGAAGGTGTAAATGGTACACAAATCTTGATACCAAGATATAGCAAACTGAAATGTGTAAATAATTCAATGCTGTATATTGTTGACTTTCCGGGTGAAGATATCAGAATGCCATTTGACGATAAGAACCCAATTTATATCAATGTCATTCAAGGAGAGATTCAGAATCAAGTATACACGTCATCAGGTGAAATGCTACAGTCTTTCAGTATTCAAGAACGTAGTTACAACTATATCGAAAACTTTTTCACTAAAGTATACGTAAACGGTACCGAATGGCAGAAATTTGACAGCTTATATGATATCCCAAAAGATTATAACGGCTTCTTAGCAAAAACTGGCATAGCAGGAGGATTGGATATTTATTTCGGTAACGGTCCCTTTGGCGCAGTTCCTCCGCTAGGAGCAAGTATTAGAGTAGAATACATCAGATCTGCAGGTGAAGATGGAAATATAAGAGATGGTGAAGATGTTTACTTCTCATGGATAGACCCGGGATATAGCATATATGGAGAAGAAATTGACTTAAATGAAGTGACACTAATAAAAATGTCAAATTCAATATCATTTGGTACTAATACGGAATCTATAGAAATGACTAGACTTTTATCACCTAACGTTTCTCGATCATTTGTATTTGCAAGACCAGAAAACTATAAAGTGTTCTTACAGAAATATAACTATTTCTCTGTAATTCATGCATTCACAACATTTGACGATAACTATTTAGATGATGACAACATCATTTATCTGTTTCTTATCCCAGATATAACTAAAAGAATGACAGAAGGTGAAAATTATTTTACCGTTAAGCAGAAGTTCTTTACATTAACAGATGCTGAAAAAACTAAAATTCTAAATTTAATTGAAGATAGTCAATCGAAAATTGTAACTACTGTGACTAAAATTGTAGATCCGATAGTTACAAAATATGTAGCAAATGTAAGCCTTATATCGTACGAAGGATATTCTACTATCTCATTAAGAGAAAAAGTTATTGATACAGTATCTAATTATTTCTTAACAAACACTAGAACAGATAGAATACCAAAATCTGATTTAATACGTGAAATAGAATCGATAGATGGAATAGATTCAGTTAATGTAAGTTTCATGTCTGAGTTGAATGAACTGAGAAGCGATCAGACATTGCCATTAATTGGACTAGATGAATTTGGCGATATAGTTATTGGTAGAGATGAACTTCCTCTTATCAGAGGAGGCTGGACTGATCATAATGGAATTCTCTACGAAGACGGTATCTATTCAAATAAACCATGCTCATTGAATATAGAATTTAAAAAAACAACTCCTAGAAGATGACAACTCCAGACAGTATCTACGATAGAACAGCTACTAGAGTAGAAAAAATCAATAATCTGGGCTATAACTATGAAGGTAAGATATTGAAGAAAACCTTATCGTCATATCTATTTAAGGATCCTTCACGTTCAGAAATATTAGCTAAAATTGATGCAATACTTTATTTTTTAGTAGAGAAAGTAAAGACTATAAAAACCTTCTATAATTATACGGTTCCAAAGAACTATCGTAAACTGAATTAAAAATGGCTAGATGGCAAAAACTAATTTTATACGCTTTTTTAACAAGCTTGGTGAAGATTGTAACTTTACTTCATTCAATTCAACATTCGGAAAAACTTTCGAGGGTTCTCTCTATTTTCCGAGAGTGTCTACAAATCTGATAGAATCAGAAAATTTATACATTCTAGAAGAGGTAACTTTACCAACCACTACGCCAAACAGAACACGTTTATCAGGTACTGCTATATTAGTATCAGGAACGCCTTTTGTGACTATCGTAGATGGTGCACCTACCAGTGAATTAGTAGAACAAGAAAAGATAGTAATAGACAATGTACAATATACTGTACAATCTGTGTCATTAAATTCTATAGAAGTATCACCTACTCCTGCTGTATCAGGTAATAGTACAAATATCTATAGACTTGACTATATAGCATATAATGCACCTCTGAAATCGAATGTTATAACTGAATCTATCGTAGCAGAGTTTGTTGATGAAACTGGCGAGTTCTTCTTTTACGATATTGACTATACTGATGATCTACCACTTATAAACAAAACTAGAACACAAGAAATAGTTCTAACGCAAGCAAATGAAGGAATAGATATCACAACGGGTCGATCTCTTATAACTGGAGTCAATCATAAAGTTAAACCTGTAGATTTTAATATCGGTTTTTCTTCTACAGTAGAAGGTAATTTCGTTGAATCAATAAATGTGTTCCTCAAGAAGACATTACACTTTACTAGTAGTGCATGGACATATTTAGAAGGAGATGATAAAACATATACTATCACAATAGATGCAAATTCTATTTATGCAGATTATGTAGATGAAATAAAAGCTACAGATGCAATATCCCTATCAAGAAGTATAAATGGTGCTACTCAATATTTCGGTCTTATATTCATATCATTTGAACAAGTTACGATAAGTGGAGCTGAATATTTTTTACTTACAGTAAAAGAGCCAAATACAAATATGCTTCACACTGTTACTGAAAATAATTTGGAGACATTTGGATTCTCTATTACATGGAAAGAAGAATTAGCAAGCATTGGACTATACGGTGAAGCAGAATCTGAAGATGAAAGATTCAAACTTGTATTAGAGAATTTTGGTAGAAAGATAGACCAAGAAAAAGAGTACATTTTCAGAGATTCTGATATAAATGAAGAGCTTACTGATAATATTCTTTTGAATAAGAAACGTAAAGAACTTTTATTAGAAGGAGATAAGATTTACCCTTACATGGGTTCATATAAAGCGTTGATAAATGTACTTAACTTATTTGGATATTACGATGTTGACATAAAAGAATATTTTCTTAATGTCGATCAGAACTCACCTGACAAAGGAAAGTTTACGTCTGTAATTATCGATAAGAAGCCTAACAGTGAATCAGTTAAACGAACATGGGCAGTTTTACCGTCAAGTGTATACAAGAAGACTTCATTATTTGGACTTTATTATAAGCTAAATAAGACTACCGGTGCATATGATGAATTTGACATGCCTATTGTTGAAGAAGATTATCAATTCACAGCTGATGAAGTACTTATAAAGCTTTTTGGTCTCAAAGAATTACTTAAGAAAGATTACTTACCGCTGAATGCCAGAATTTATGACATAACAGGTGAAGGTATCTATTTTGAAAAGTATAGTCTACCAACATGGTCTGATGATACAACTATCCGTACAATAAACTTAGGTACTTTACCTGATATTTATGTCTATCCAGAACATGAAGCAATAATCAAAGATATTCGTGTAATAGATGAATACTATATCGATAAATTTACAGATCAAGGATTAACTGGGTTTTATAACTCTAATATGTTATTGCATAACTGGGAACATAAAAGAGAATACCAAGATTCTATCTGGGAAAATATGCCTCCGGGATTAGTAGACATAAACTTTAATACAAATATGTCATATACTAATCCATTAGCAGATGATACAGATATTGTCATAGGAGCTCCTATACTGTTAGAAGTTATATTTAAGTTAGAATGGAAAGAATGTTTCTTTGCTTGGAACGATCTAAATACAAGCAATGCTGATGATTTAGTAGAAATCATAGACGGTGGAGATTCATTAACAGAAGTAGACACAATAGTAGACGGTGGAGTATCTGATACTCCATATTTTGCAAATACGATAGACGGCGGTGAATCAGCTGATATGGATAATATCGATCTTTGGACATGGGACACTTTGTCTAGATGTGATTACGTAGATATGCGTATCATAGTTGATCATTCTGTACCAGGCACATTTCATTTCGATACTGATAGAAGACCAATGCAGGAATTCGAATTCGTATACACAAATATAGATGGCCAATCATATAAACGTTTAGTATATCCTATCAATTTACCATTCAGCGGTATCTATAATATTTACATCTATGTGTATGATGCGTTGAACGGTTTCACTATGCAATTTTTAGAAAAAACAGTTAATACTGCAAATGCCCAAATTACTACTAGTCATCAAGATGTAAATACTGTGACTACTTGGGACAATATGGATATTAACTGGGAAAGTTTATCAATAGATAATTTAGAAACAGGTGTTCCAGAAACTGCACAAACTAACTTAACAGTAGAATACATAGATAGAAGAAATAGTCAAGTAATCGTGACAAATGAGCAAGAAGTTAATAAAGGAGACTTCTTATTCTTTTCAAGATTATCGAGCACGTTAGAATTGACTAACTTAGCTTGTCCAAATGCTGCATTCACAGAGTTATCGTATGACACAGTGGTTTACAATAATTTCGGTCATCCTTCATTACATAATTTACCACTATACGCTAAGATAATGATAAAGAATGCATCGGGGCCTTATTATGAAATGGGAACTGGAGATTTCTGTTATGGAGACATAATTGCTCAAACTTCTACAGAAACTCACATTAAGATTCAAGGAGAGTTCGATAAAATACAAACAGGCCATTCTACACTTTTTGTAGACAGTGGATTCTATAGCGGTACATATGCGATAGAAATAAAGGGATCAAGTGTAGCAGGAGGAAAAACTACTATATTCTTAAATGATTCACAGAAAGAATTGTATAAATTAGACAATTTATTTTCAGTGTATTTGGCTCCGTATGATATAGATTATGCAGAAACACATATTGGTAAAGTATCAGAAATATTCGATAATTCAGTTAATAGTTGGAATGATTATAGCGGCAATGATTGGATATCTAGAGAGTTACATTCAGTAGAGAACCCAGGATTTATTATTCCAAGTGTACATGCTGGTACTACTATAACAATAAATGATTTCGATACTTTTACATTTAGCGATAATCCAGTATTAAATAATGGTGATACATCTTCATTAGTCGCTGCAATACAAGAACTGAATAATGCAGATAATGAAGGTATTGAGAGATATGACTATACACTTTTCCCGTCAGAAAAGATATACATTCGTGACATAAATGGTGTTATTTTGACACCAGTATCAAATACAGCAAATACTGTTAAATTATCGGGAGTACCGAATAATACGTTAGATGTTGCAAATATATGGTCAGGTAATGAATGGCTAACGATTGTAAACATCGAAGATAATGTCATCACTGTCAATTATATAAATGATCCAGTAACAGAAGCCCTATTACCTTATAACTGGCATATACAATTAATTATAGTTATGCGCCAATTTTATGATTGTATATTAGCAACTTCAAAAACTGATTCATTAGACATGTTCGATCAGATAATAATAGATGATAATTTTACTACTTCATATGCAATGGGTAATGCAGAATTATTCAAAGCACTAGGAAAGACAGATAATAACGTACAGTTAAAATATAAAGAATATAATAACGATAATTTCTTTGAAAACGATATTGCTACTATGCATACTGAATATACTGGTGCATTCACAGAAGTCTTCTCTATTAGAGACTTATCAGTAAGCAATAACTCCATAACAATAAATCAGAATACACTTGTCACATTTCATGATGATACGACAAGAGTCCCTGCTAAACAATCATGGAACTGGAAATTATTTAACGACAAAGATATAGAATTAGTATCTGTATCAAGCAAAAAAATGACATGGAAATTCGAAAAATCAGGATTGTATAACATTCAGCTTACAGTAGTTGATAAAAACGGTAATATCTCAGAGACTATAAAAAAATCATTCATAAACGTTTTGTAAAGACACTATATGTGTAACTAAAATTAAAAACGCATGGAAAAGAGAAGAAAGAGGAAGTATGACGATGAAGAAGTAGAAGCAATAAAAGAAGTTGCTCCAGTTTTAACAAGAAAGTCTTTAAAACAAATCAAGTTTACACAATCACAATTAACGTTCATTAAAACAATCGACAATAATTACATAACTACATGTACCGGCCCAGCTGGATCAGCTAAAACATTCGTTTCATGTTTTTATGCAATCGATCAATATATAAAAGGTAATTTCAAAAAGATAGTTCTCATGAAACCTGCAGTAGAATCAGGTGATAGTGTAGGTTTTCTACCTGGTACATTACAAGAGAAAATTGCACCTTACATGGAGAGTTACGTATCAAATATTAAGAAGATAATTGGTACAGAAAACTTCAATAACATGCTTGCTCAAGGAGTTATCGAAATGAAATCTTTGTCACATGAAAGAGGAGTAACTGAAGATGATTCAATTATGATCTTAGATGAAGCCCAAAATTCAGATTTACGACAATTAATTTTGTTTACTACTAGAATGGGCAAAACGTCGAAAGTTATTATCTGTGGAGATACTACACAATGGGATGAAAAGAAACGAAGAAAAGATTTTCTTACTTTCAACAAGATAATGGAAGGTACTGAAGGTATTGGTCTATTCTCTTACACTAGAGAGGATATCGTTAGACATAAGATAATAATCGAAATCACAGATAGATACGAAAAATATAAAATAGATAATAATTTAGATTAAAAGAGAATAACACATGTTCTCGCATATATAACATGTGTTATTTTAAATTCCATAAATAA